ACAGTATCACCATTCAAAATCGCTGTAGCATAAGCTGGCGATACGGGGATTTGACGGATCGCTCCGGCGTAAGGAAGACCATCCAGTCTGTTGACTGGTTTAAATCCATACGTCTTGCTGACGGTGGGGTAAGCCATTTAAGGACTCCTTGATTAATTAAGAACCTGAGCCAAATGTGACCTTTGAAGACTTCTCTCTAAAGAGAGGCATTCTTGGGTCGCTGTTTCTCATGAATGTGTTGTCTACTGACTCCATTTGAGCTTTGTTTTGCGAGTTGTAATAAGCATCCCGCTGTTTCATAAACTCCTCTGGAATCCTGCAAAGCAACAATCCACCTACTTCGATATTGCCTTTAAACTGGCCGCTTTGAGATGCCATCACCATTAGTTCTGGATATTCATCCGCTTTCACGGGTTCCCATCCTTCTCTAAGTTTAGAAGAAATGTTCTGAGGATCGTCTTTACCCATCATGGCGATACGAATGTATCGATGTGTCCAACCCGGTCTTGGGTCAGGCATGGGTAGAATCTCAGGCGCTCTCCACGATTGAGGACGTTGAAATTGAGTGCGTGACTCGGTGTCACGGCTTGCACGATTATCAGCCATTGTTATTTCTCCTTAGTTGAGCAACCTCACGAGCGTAGCGTTCCAATGGAATGCCCAATCGCTTGGCAATGTTTACCTCTGACGCAGACAATGTGATCTTTTTGGGGGCCACACTTCTGGACGCAGAAGCGACATTTGATCTAGGGCGCTGCCTCGTATCAGCGGTTTCCTCAGACTCAAACTTATCTGGGAAAACTTGACGAATTCGACTATCTAAACGTTGATAGTATTCATCACTCTGCGGGTCAACGCCCGAATTAACCAGCTTTGTATGCACCGCTAGGGCCAAGCTGGTCATTTCCTCATCCTGTCCAAACCAATCGTTGTTACGTTGCCAACTTTGGGCTTTAGGATCTGCCTGCGGGTGACTAGGTTGTACTACTTTTGGAGCAGGTTGTAAAGGGGTGGGCCTAAAATTGTTAACTTTCTCAGCTCTTAGGGCTGCGTTGGTTAATTCCTTTTGAGCTTTTAGCAACGCTTCAGCGTCTCCATCTTCGTAAGCCTTCTTGTAAAGACGTTCCGCATCAGCCATTTCGCTGTTTACATTGCGTTTTGCTTGGTCAATAAAGGCCGTTTGGCTGACATTTACGGTGCTTTTTAGCCGTTCATTCTCTTCATAAACAGCTTTTGCAAGGTTTAAAGCCTCTTCCCGCTCACGTAAAGCAGCCTCTTTTTGCCGTCTTTCTTCGTGATAACCCTTGGCAAACTCCCTTACTTTCTGGCTTTGTTGCTTTTTGGTATAACCTTCTAGTTCCTCATCCGTGGGTTCTACGGGTGGTGAGGTCATAGGTTTTCTATTGCGATCCGCTTCTGGCGTATCGTCAACAATCTCGATTTCGGGTTCTGGTTCTACAACCTTACTGCCTAAACGAGTGGGTTTTTCATCCGCCTCATCGGGGAATGTGAATTCAACTTGGTCTGTCATAGTGCCTCCTTATGATGCTCTGCTGATACCACGGGGATCTTGAACCACGGCCTCGACAGAATCATCGTTGATGATCCTGAATTCTTTGCCATGAATCTTGAGTCGTGTACCTGTATTGGGACGGACGATAACGAAATCGCCTACCTTACAGGATGGGCCAGATGGGAATCTGGTTGCGTCTTTGTAAGCATCTGGGCCTAGCTTTACCACAAATAGAACAGGGCTTAAGACCTCTTCATAATGGATAGATTGGCTTGACTTAACAATACCGCTTTCATATTCCTCATCAATCTCGGGTAAGACTGTCAGAATTTGAAAACGAACTGGGTCAGGCAATTGTTTTGCCTTGTCTTCTGCGTTGTCAGGAAGGGTTGTCGTTACCTCTCCATCGCTGATTAAAAGATCACTCATCGTCTATTTGCTCCATTTTTCGTAAGAGGTCATTGATTAAGTTCTGTGCGTACAAGAGACCCCTAATCTGGCCGCACATATCTCGGTAAGCNGGGAAGTCCGAAGCTCCCCCGTCACCTAGACTCATTGAGAGGGAACGTTCCTTCTCTCTTAATTCGGTTAGCAAATGNTTGAGTATCTTTTCTTCCATTATTTACCTCGTTTAAACAGATCAGTCTGCACCTTTTGGTTGGCTTGNCTTGCCTGCTCTTGGAGTTTCATGATCTCCATTTGCATCATTTGCTGGTCTTTTTTCAACTGAACTTCAGCTTGAGACTGAACCCGTTGTGATTCAGACTGCGCTTGGAGCTGATTTCTCTGCTGTTCGATCTGCATTCTTTGTTGTTCCAATTGGAGTTTTGCTTGCGCCAATTGGGTGTCAGCTTGCATTTTTTGGGATCTAGATTGCAATTCCTGCTGTTTAAGCTGGAGTTCTTGTTGCTGCATTTGGATCAAAGGATCTTGTGCTTGCTGTTGGGCTTGGGCCTGCGAGGCTTTGGATTGGTTTAGCTGTAGAAGCTGGGTACTTGCCTGAGCAACCAACCTGGACAACTGCACCTCGGTCTCGGGTGGCATTTCTTCATTGGGCGCTGGCAAAGCCACACCAACTTGCTCTTCCAACTGCTTCCTGTATTGGAATGCCAGATGTTCTGCTATATGAGCCATAACCGCAGCTTGCATTTGTTGAGCCATTGGGTTTTGGCCTATCTGGGCTGCAATTGATGGATCTCGCATAAAAGTGGTATGCACAGCAATATGGGCATCATGGTCTTGGAAGATGAAGGCTTTGGTGGGTTTTCCGTTGAGGAATCCCATGTTTTCACTGACCGGGTCGATGGGCTTCTCGTCATCTTCCGTCAAAACAAGTTTCTCGCCGTTCTTAACCCCAAGAACTTCTATCATTTGCCTATGTAGATTGGGTAGGTTATAGATCTGCGGTGCGCCCTGAGCCAATTGCATGATGGCTTGGTACTGCATGATCCTCTGCGCCATTGTGGAGGAATTGGGGTCGGACACTGGGATTACATCCACCATGTCATAATCTTCCCGGCTGGCAAAATGATCGCCTTTTTCGGGATCAAACTCCTCCTTGCTGGGTGCATACTCAGCAATGATGTTCTTCAAGAGCTTGAACTCTTGCTTCATTGAGTAATGAACACGAGCCTGCACGGCAGACATGGTCTTGAGGGTACGCTCTAAAAGAGCCAAAGTTGTACCCACTGGGGCGTTGGCCGACATATCGGAAATCTGAAGATCTCCTATGGAACCCAATCTACGGCCTTCATCGGTGATCTGATTTAACAGAGTCAACAAGGTCGCAGACGGCTCCTTATATGGTAGCGGCATGATATTGTCTTTAATCGCCCCGCTGGGAACATCCACATCTCTAAATTCACCGGGAGCGATTGGGGTGTCATCACCCTTGATTCTTGCGCCACGGGTCTTAAGTCCGCCGGGCAAATTGGACAATGTCCCTGAGTCAACCAATTGACGAATAAGAGAAGTGCCAGCCCTAGCATAACCACCAATAATATGAATAAGACCCAAGCCATAAAAGCCAAAACCTGGGATATAGCAATAATCAACAAAATGCTGGCGGCTGAGTTTCTTCTCATCATCTTCCTCCCAGTTGCGGTAAATGGATAAAACCTTACCTGTACCACGATCTATGGTAATAACATAAGGAACTGCAATGCCTGATGGCTCTCCCTCATCATCCAGCTCTTCTAATCCATCGATGTCCCAGTCTGTGCATATCTCAAGGAACTGATAGCGATCATCATCAAGAGCTTTGTAGCCTTGCTGGTTGGCTTTCTTCTTTTCAATATCGGACATGATATTGACAGGCTCGCCAAGGTCAACATCTCGGTAGAAACCCGTGGCTTGTAGCTTCCTGAGTTCATTCTTGGTTTTCCTCATGACATGGGTAACACGCTCACAAGTCCTGAGACTTGAAGCGCCGTATGGGACAATGATGTCTTCTGCGGTGACATAGATAGAGGTTCCTCTACCCAGTACAGGATCATCATAAACCTTCTTAAATCCAGACCCGGCCAAGCCTAAACCAAATAACATCCGCTCATGTTCCGGTCTGTATTCCGGCATTTTCTCGGTAATTTTGTAGTTCATGTCTTCTTCAACACGACTTGCTGCGGTTTCCTTTTCCTTGGTGGATGTTCCAAAGATTTCAGTCTTGACAGGCCCGGCCGCAGGGAATGATTCCATAATAGACTCGGCTTGGAATCTAATAGCAGCTTCGGTTAGAACTGTTGAATAAACCCCGCAGGCTCCATTCCAAGGCTCAGTACGCTCTTCATACTTAAGACCCAGCACCTCTAAGCCCTTGACATAAGACTCAGCCCATTCTGAACGGCTATTGATGTCTGCATCTACCAGAGCGATAAGCTCTGAACCAATGGAAGACAAAGTCCTGTCATCTAGAACTTCGGCTAAGTTTTGGTAGAAATCCCCACCCAAGTCCTGCCCAGCTTCTAGGGTTATTTCTACATCCCCTGTGTTGATAGAAACTGCGTCTGGATTGTCAATCTCAATCTCTAAATCCGGTTCTGCGGCGATGCCTTGTGAATATAAAGTTTTGTCAATAGTCATTAGTAATACTCCAATTTACGTCTGTGGTAGATAGGTTCATCTTCCTCATCTGAGTCGATGGTGATAAACCCTCCTTGTCTGAAACGCAACAAAGCTTGAGAACTTGAGTCAACCAAGTCATCATGGTCTCCGTTGGGGAATGCGGCTAGTTCTTCCATGACCTCATCGGCCCATCTTGTGTCTGGACACCATACTGCGCCGGATGCAAACAAGTCGGATATTGCGTTTACACGTGCTATCTTATCGCTTCCTTTGCTCGGTGTATACTCAGAAAGCGGTATGCCCATCTTTCTCAATTCATAGATTAACGGCGCTCCTGCGGCTTTCTTTTCAACAATCAAGGTATCTGGGTTCCACTGTTTAAACATCTCAAGAGCCTTCTTCTTAAGATCTGGGAACTCCATCCTTTCCTTGAATGCATCCAACATGATGATATTGGCCTTGGAAACGCCTTGGGCGTTGGGATGATAGAACACCCCCCACGTTGTACATGCTGAATAATCAGCCCTATTGTTCTTTTCAAAGGCCGTGTCCCAGCTTTGGATCAAATAATCGCAGGCCGGAGGAACTTCATCAGGCCATATCTTCCACATATCCCGCTTAATGATCGCACCTTCCTCTGAAGTGGGATTCTGTTGATACTGCGCTTCCCATTTAGAGACTGGAAGTTCAGATTTAAGGCTTTCTAAGGCTTCTTTAGACCAAAACCCTGGCCAAAGAGGAGTTCCTGACGGCAAAATAGCCGGAAAATCAATGATTTCCCACTGATCTACCCCTTCTTTTACCTGATTCTTAAGGATTTGACCCGTCAAATCCCTCTTAGACCACCTTGTCATCACAATAATGATGGCTCCCCCCGGCTGTAAACGCTGCCGAGGGCCAGATGTATACCACTCATATACCTGATCAAACACCGCAGGGTTACCTTGTTTAGCCTCCTGCTCCGAATGAGGGTCATCTATGATTAAAAGATCAGCCCCTTTACCTGTAACAGCGCCGCCAACACCGATAGCAAAGTAATCGCCACCCAAGTGAGTGTTCCATCGTCCAGCAGCCTTACTGTCTGACGATAGCTTCGTGTCAAATACTCTTCCATAAACATCCGATGAAACAAGGTTCCTAACTTTCCGTCCAAATCCTACGGCTAATTCTGCGGTGTGAGCTGTCTGAATGATCTTCTTTTCCGGAAACTTACCCAGAAACCATGAAGGAAGAAGAAACGAGGCAAATTCAGACTTGGTATGCCTTGGAGGCATATTAATGATCAATCTCTTAAGACTTCCGGCGGCTACACGCTCAAACGCATCAGCCATGATCTGATGATGCTTACCCGATATAAACACAGGCCACATCTGAGAAGCAAAGAAGATAAAAGACTCTTTACATCTCTCTACCCTATCATATTCTAACAACTGCCTAATCTTGTTTTGCTCATTCTCATCTACCCTATCCACTATGGATAGGTAGTCGGCTATCTCTTGCTTAGTCAGCAATGTCATAAAGCAGCCACGGCTCTTACCGATCTGTCCGTCACTCTTATACTGCGGGCTTTATGAGGCTTCATGGCTATCTTGCCTTCGTCTATCAACTTATGCACTACCCTGTGTATATTGGACTTAGACTGCTTATTCACCCCACGGGCTATCACAGAATAAGACGGCGCTACACCATGCAACTTAATGTAAGCCTTGATAAAGTCCAATATAAGCTGATCCTTCTCAGTCATCGCTAATCCTATTGTTTAAACATACAGTAGTTTAAACGTATTACAGAACGTTCACAAGCCTTTTTTGAAAAATATATATACCCCCCATGTTTAGGAATTGGTTTTGGGGTGAGAACGTTCTATTTGAGGGGGTGGGGTATTTGTTTGTTGGGATTAGAGCGTACAGGCTGGCGGGGTGGTCGCTGGCTAGGGATGGGGGTCGGGGTATAGTGGGTCAGCGCCACAGCCGTTTACACATCACACCTGTTTACACCGCCATGCGTTTACACGCCTCAGCGCTCATATGACAGTAGATGCTTTGAGGGGCTTGACGTTGTTGAGCAGTTTCAAGTGAGACGCAAGCTCACGCTTAAGCTCGTCAGGTGTTGACTGTTTGACCTCTGTTTGAGTCTTGTCAATGAAGAGTCCAACAGACTTGCCTAGTAGTTCAAGTGCCTTTAATTTAGTGCCTTCCTGCTTGGCCTCTTTACTATGTGCCAACAGTTGCTTAAGAACATAGCGCTTAGTCCCTGCAACGTCTTCCGACAAATGCTCGATGGTTTCTTCGACACCCTCATTGACGATTCTCTTGATCCTTACATCCTTGGCGAGCTTTGATGCATTTGCCATGACGCACGCATCGGTTGCATTGCTATTTGGATAGCTTTCCCTGTAGGCGACTTTCAGTGTCGCCCCTCGTATAAGACAGTTTGCGAATGCCATCTGCTGTGCCGTCAGTGGACGTTCTCTCTTGTGCATTGATCCCACCACTTGTCCGTCTATTCGCACCCGTGGTTTGTCTGCGAGCATTGCCATTCTTTCAGCCTCGCTCATCTGCCCCTCGTTTGAAAATTCATCGACTGCATCAAGCTCTTCGAGCTTTGCGAGATACTCGTCTGACGTTGTTCTACTCATGTTTAAACACTCCATCTAGTAATATGATCCAACACTGACTAACCCTGATTGTAATCACAGTGTCGTTCTTGTCAACAGCTTATCCACACCTGTGCATAAGTCCAAGGTTATCCACAGGATGTTATCAACAGGTTTTCTATACAGTACCACTTATCCACTGATTACACACAGTTTTATGCACATTACAGTATTAGTATTCATTGCCTTCAATTTACCCTCATATTCTAAACCTATAGTACACTAAAATGCCATGTAATACTTTGGTTTCTGATATCCACTAGGATCGCCCAGGTGCGTTCAAAAAAACTTTTTAATAGTAAGATGGCCTTGACCCCTTTCAGACGCTTGTAGAGCCTTAAAATCGGTCTGATTATGTTAAGTTTTCAGTGCATGGCACACTATATGCTTTCCGCTGAAATGAATACTTAGATACACAAACCGCAGATTGCATCTGCTCTAATACATAAGGCTTTGAATTGACTTTCAATTGTAAAGTTATATAAAGACACAATATTAATATTATCTTGTCAACCGATAGTGATAGCATTGCGTTGTAGGTAGGTAAGGCAATTAGTTTAAACACAACAAAGGAAATCAAATGCAAAAAATCACTCATAAAACGGCTAATAAAATTGCAAAATCTGTGCTCACTTTATTGCATCGTGTAGACCCTCGCACTATAAATATTGAAGATCAAATTAATGGGCATTTAAAAGATATTGGGCTTGGATGGGTTCTTAAAGACGGAACTTATATTGATGGGGTTTCAATTCAATCAATAAAACAATTAGCTCAAGATATTAGATCAAACGCAATTGAGAAATTCTAAGGACATTTCAGCGTTAAGGGCTTTGCCCTTAGCAGTGCAATGTCGCACTACTTTAAAGGATCATTATGTCTACTTTGCGAGAAGAGTACCTGACTGCACTCATTCAAGAATTGCGTCCCATGTTCGATCTGTACGGGTCACCCTTACCACAGGCCATCCGCATTACCTGCGGTTTCCCCCTCAATGCCAAGCGCTCAAGAGCTATTGGCGAGTGCTTTCCCTCGCAGAATTCTGGGGACAATCACTATGAGATCCTCATCTCCCCCGAACTCGCCGATCCTCAAGCAGTCGCTGAGTGCGTCATTCACGAACTCTGCCACACTACCGATGGGGCAATGAATCATGGAGCAACGTTTAAACGCATCGCTGACGCTATGGGTCTTGTACCCTCGGCAACACGGGGATACAAGTCAACATCTGGTGCGCTCGACTTCATGTCCCGCTATGGTGAAATCATCCGATCACTGGGTGACTACCCTCACGCCACGCTGTCTTACTCAACACGAAAAACCCAAGGCACAAGGATGCTTAAGGCAATGTGCGGTTGTGGTTATACGATTCGACTCACTGCTAAGTGGGCGTTTGACAAATACGGCAATGCCCGTCTTCCAGTCTGCCCCATCGATGGGCAAGCTTTAATCTTGGTTTAAAGGGGTGATCATGGGGACAATGAATAAACAACAAATGGTCGTGTTGCCGTTGGCAACCATACAAGGGGCTTACGTCAAGTTTTCAGGCCAGACCCCGACTGACAAGTCGGTCATGATCCAATGGCTTGACGGGCAGATCGAGTCGGGTCTACTGACCCTCGACAATGTCAGGCAGTCACTGCCCTTTGCCCCCGCCACAGTTAAGTCCAACCCTGCGGTCGAGGCGGTTGCCAATGATGCCAAGGCCGTGGCACTGGAATCGGTCGAGCTAATCAAAATATTGCAAAAGTCCATCAGCAAGCAGGACGAGTCAATTATCAAGCTTGAGGAGTCAATCGCTGACATTGCAAACGTGGGGATTGATCAATCGGAGATCACCCGCAAGGTCGAATCCATGATCGACACTGCCTTTGCCCCGTTTAAACAGGCCGTCATCGAGACTGGATCGGAGGCCAAGGTTGCTAACCTTTCCAATGTCTACAAGATCGGGCGGGAGTCGTGCAAGGATGTGTTCGGTCTTGACCTCCCCTTTGAGTTCGATGTCTACAATGACCCCACTGCCCCCGCAATTGACCCTTGTTTTATCTGGACTGAGTCGATCCTCCGCACCCTCGCATTCGCTCAAGACACGGGTCGCAATACATGGTTCGGGGGTGAGAAGGGTACAGGCAAATCACAAACCGCAGAGCAATTCAGCGCCCGCACAGGCCGTGGATTCATGAGGTACAACTTCCACAAATACACCACTGCATCCGACTATTTGGGGGACGTTGGCTTGGAGAATGGTGCGACAGTGTTTAAACAGGGTGACTTCTTGCGTGCCTACACTGCACCCTCGACTGTGATCCTGCTTGACGAAATCACGAATGCAGATAATGGAGAGCTTGCCCCCCTCAATGGTTTTCTCGAACCCAATGCAAAGGTCACATACGGGGGTCGTGTCTGGAGCAAGGCTGAGGGCGTGATCGTGTTCGGTGCAGACAACACACTACTCAATGGCGATGTGACGGGGCGGTATGCAGGGACTCGCACCACCAACACTGCCCTTGCGGATCGGTTCACTGCCGTGGTCAAGTTTACATTTCTGCCCCTCGCCCTTGAGGTCGAGGCCGTGGTCAAGCACACTGGGTGTCACAAGGAGCTTGCACTTCATGTGCTCAAAGCAGTGCAGACTGCCCGTGCAAAGGTCGAGACTGGGGACATCCTCGATGCACCCTCAATTCGGCAGGTGATCGGGTTCATTCAGGCCGTGCCTTATTTGGGCATGACCGATGCATGGGAAGCCGTCATGGTCAATCGTCAAGTCGAAGATTCAGGCATCGCTCTGCGAGGCATTGGGTCTGCTTGTTTAAACGCTGATATCTTCAAC